GACATTTCCTATTAGATTCGCTGCCGCTAGGCCAGCCGCTAACGGACTACTAAATCCTTTTCCTGTTCTCGCATAATCAAATAAATCGACTCCTGCACTTAGTATTCCTCCCAGTCCAACATTTCCGCCTCCTGCTAATGTAATAGGACTTGGACTTGTATCATAATGAGCACTATCACCAAATCCTTTTGGATCTCCGTTAGCTCCTGCTGTTACAGGACCTCTATCATAAAATACTGCTTCATATTTTACTGTGATCTGGTTTGACATAGTAGAAGCACCATCTGAATAATCTACATTATCATGACCCCAGGACTCAATTATTGGATTTACTAAAGTATATGTTGTATATTCGTGTCTGCTCATTTGACTAAGTTGAATATTAGTAAAAAACGGATCTGTGCTATCGTTATCTAAACCATATCTAAAACTATTTAATTCAGGTCCGGCATATGTATTGTCTCCAGGTGTGGAGGAAGCTTCTCCTGCAGAAGAAAATGTTTTTTTGTATGCTCCTGGATAGACACCGTATTTTCCGTCCCTAAAGTAATATCTATAATATGCTTCTAACATTGCTGTTGTTATTCCTAAATTATCGTCATGAAATGTTATAGTCACAGGTTCGTAACCTATACTTGTTTGTACATGTTTTACTCTATTATATTTTTTTCTTGTATCTATTACAGCTGAATATTTAGGCAAATCAGCACTTTTTACTAAAAGTCCTGCTTCTAATTTATGTCTTTGTTCAAATTTAGGAAATGTTGCAAGGGCTCTAGGACCAAATGTAAATGCTGTATGGAAAAGAAATTTAGCTTTAGGTGCTAATCTAAATGAATCATCAACAAAGGTTCTTGAAGCATGTCTAAAATCTGCAAGATTACCCTTAGGATTCAATGCTCCTGATGCTAAATTATCTAAAAATCCATTAAACTTTGGCAAAATTATCTCCTGTATAATATTTATCTAAACTAATTAAGTGAGTATATAAAGAGATTAGCAACCTTCGCCAACTGCTTCTATATCTAGATCTATATTATCTTTTGCCATAGATTTTATTTCAAGTACATTAAAATTGGGATCTTCAACAAAGAATGTTTCTTGCTGATAATCAGTTCCTTCAAACCTAATATAAGGCGTATCTAAAAAACCACCGTTTTCTAACACAGTTTTCTTAACTATGTTAAAATCATCATAGGATAAGTGTATACCAAAATGAGGCACACATACCTCCCCCATATCTACACTATGTCTTTCTCTCTCAGGACCTTTACCTTGTCTAGGTTTTGATTCATGCAAAGTTAACTCATTACCCCAAAAATCTATATCTTGCCACTTTCCTTCTTCCGCCATATCTAATTTACACCCTAGTACTTTTTGATACCAAGGCACTGTTATTGACAGGTCGCCACCTTCGACTGCCAGATGAAATCTATTACTCAATGGAATCTCCTTCTTGCTACTAAAGGTATTTAGTTTTGGTCAAATAAAAAGGGCCATTGAAAGCCCTTTTTATAAAAAAGTAGATTAGGAAAATAAGTTAGTTTAATTAGGCTCCAGCGCCTGTTACAAGTGTATTCACTGTTCTTCCTATAGCAGTACCAATTCCAGTACCTTGTGGTGTTTGAACAGCATTGTCATAACGTATGTTAAGAGTTACAGTTACTGGTTCAGTACCTGCAGAGTAAGCTAACTGATTGTAGTTTGCACTTTCTACGTAACATCCGTATAATTCAAATGTTTCAAGCACAGTAGGTGTATTTGCACCATTACCACCGTCAAGGATTTCAATTCTAGTTGCAAATTTATAATCCAATCCAGAAGCGGCACTTGACTGTTCGTAGAAATCAAATTGTTTCTGTAGTTGCTCACCAACAAGTTTTTGAACATTGTTGTTTACATCTTCTCTTAAGTTAATTGTAATTGGTTCCCAAGTGTGTTTACCTGCTAGGTATACTCTTGAGTTGTAAATATCGATCGTCATTTGATCAAAACTTACGTTTGGTCTACTTACATCTACAACTTGTTTTGTTAATTCTGTAGTTGGTGTAGTTACTCCAAAATTCTCCAAACTTACCCTAAAACGGTATTGGAGTTTTGGCATTAACAAGCCCTGATTGCTTGCGGAATCTCCGCTTGCTAAAGGGACTGTCATTTTTGATAGTGTTGAAATTGCCATTATATTGCTCCTAATCTAATATTATTTATCATAATTACAGTCCTGCTATTTCTCCAGTATTTTTAAGCCTTAGTGGAATGTAAATAAATTCAACTGCTTTCACTGGTTCAACAGCTATATCTAAATATAGTTCGTTTCTGTCAATTCTTGCAGGTGTATTATTTGACTCATCACATACTACTAAGAAATCAAAAAGTGCTCTCTGACCTACTAGTTCTAACAGTAGACTTTCTGCGGCTTGTTTTATTTCATCTCTTGTAATCTTATCATTTGGTTCAAACAAGTAAGGTTTTGCTAATACATTAAGTTGACTTCTAAGGAAAATAACCAGTCTTGCAACATTAATTCTATCCAAAGAACTTGCAGTTAACTGTCTAGTTTTTTGTCCAAAATTAACTAATCCTGCTCCTGTAATAAATGTAATAGGATTAACATTATTTGCATACAAAGTATCTCTCAAACCTTCGTTCAGTGCAACTGATTTAAATTCACCTTCAGCTGTAATAAATCCTGTTGAACTTGCATTTGTAATTCCGCCACGTCTTGTGCCTGCAGGTGCAAACCATGGAAAAGAGACTTGGTCACTTAACGCAATAGTTCTCATCATCATATGACTCGGTGGTACAACAACATTGTTTCCAAAGTTATCACTTGTAAATCCTGCTGGATAAAATACTGCTAAGTTTGGATCTGCTGTAACTAATCCGTTATCATTATCTTCAACTGCGTTATTAGTATTAGTTGCCCAGTTGTTGATGTCTGTTGCATTTGCTTTTAACCTAAACGGAGAATCACCTACTATAAACGCAGTTAGTCCTCTGTCAAAGTTTAGAGATTTCATTTCTCCTATTAATTCAGGATATCCAGGACATGCCATCATGTTAAATATTCTAGACTCATCATCTCTAATATCTTCATTACTATTGACTAAAGCCTGTAATGCCTGAACAACAACTTTTCTTTGAGCTTTTCTGCCAAAAGAACCAGATCCATCTGCTTGGTTAGCTGACTCAGTTACCCAACGATTAGCATGATAAGCTGCCATGCTTTGATCATTGTATCTAGTGTTACTAGATGCAGTGCTTATATAGTTTCGTCTGTATTTTTTGACATTAAATCCACTTCTTCTAGTGTTAAAAAGAAGCATTCCTTTTGGATATAGTGCAGGATCTGGCGCATCTGGATCCATAAAATCACTAGCTAATAGATCTGCAATATCTCCTGCTTTATCACTATTTGCTCCTGCTGTATTGTATCTAGCATCGGCAAACAAAATACCTTCTTCTGTAGTTTGATCACCAGTATCCATTATAAACCATCTATTAGCAACAGGTAAATCTGTCCTATTGCTGTTATGCTTATAAATTTTTGGATAATTTTCTAAATCTGAAGTGTTAATCCAAAGATCGCCTGTGACTAGTGCTGTGCCATCGCTTTGTAATGTTGGTGCTGTTGCACTCACAATAGGTCCTGCAGGATCAGTCTGCTTTGTACTATCTGCATTATAAAAAGGACTTGCAGTAGAACTTTCTCCACTTGATCCATCATATAGATAACCTACAAATTCACTTCCATTATGAACAAGGATATCAGCTTCGTCTACAGTAGAATTATACCAAAGTGTACCTTCTGTTGTTGTTGCTGTTACTTCATTATCACTTGCTGTATAACTTAATACTTTCCAAAGTGTTGCTTGTAACTGTTTTGGATCTGTAGAGCTATCTGTGCCCTGAACAAACATTAAATTAGGTGTACCTGAAGTTGCATCAACAAAAGGTGTATAACCTACTGCTGTCAAAACTCCATCTGTATCTACAAATTTTATATCGCCTCCTAATGCATGTGAAATTGTAACTTTATTTTGTGCATTTACAGTTGCAGATACATTTTCAATACCTGCATCATTTATAGCAGAAGCTAATACAGTTGCATCACTTACTGCACCTGTGTATATGCCTGAAACAGTTTTTGCTACACTGTAAGATGCAGTGGCATTATCTGTTGCTTGTACTGTGAAAGATTTTGTTCCTGCTGGAACTGATCCGGATATAACTTTTGCTGATACAATAGTTGTTGGTGCAACACCGTTTCTTCTATAAATTTTAAAAGTTGCTAATGGTCTTGCATCTCCTGCAACATTACTTAACACATACAAATCACCTGCTAGTAGATTTGCTCCACCGCCTGTTTTATCCATGTCATAAATGGCGTTTGCATTTGAAGAGTAAATGTTAGGATTAAGTGTTTCCCATAGTTTCGTGCTATCATTCCATTTTCTTACAGAATACTTTGCACCTAAGTTTGGTGTTGTAGTTTTAATCCACACACTACCAGTAGGTCTTGCATATGTATCTGTAGACTTATATTCTGGAATATTTGTATGTTTTGCAATAGTTAATGCTGGCGGATAATATGTACCTGCGGCTATTCCTAACTCTGAAAGTCTAGTTGCATCACCACCTATTAATATATCACCACCTAATGTTGAATCATTAGATGCACTACCTGTACCATCACTATAAATTTCTAACTTACCGTCAACAGCATCAGCAGTAACACCAGTAATTAATAATCCATTAATGGTTGTTGCTACATCTGATACAGTATCTGATGAATTTACAGTAACACTGGTACCGTTAATACTAATATCTGCAGTGCCTGCAAAGGTTGGATTTGCATTTGAACCTTTTATAGTTGGCCAACTTTTTGCCCACGGATCACTTCCAACTAGTACCCAAGTTCCTGATTTATTTCTATAGAATATTCTATTAAGTGTTGTTGTAGCAACAACGGCATATTCTCCAACAGATCCTACAGTGCTGGCAGGTATAGTTCCGCTGAATCCGTTTGTGCCTAATGATCCTGTATTAACAGTTTGTGTTTCATCTGTAATAACAATTGGAACTTTGTTTGAAAAAACTTGTCCTTTGTTTAACACAGAATCTCCATTCCATTGTTGTATACCCCAAAGTGTATTTTTGGTATCTAACCAATAAGTTCCGTCTTGGGGTGTTGCGGCAGGTGCATTAACAGATGCTTCTAATTGTCCTAAGTCAATATCTGCTCTTACAACATATGCTCTGTTTGCAATACCTAAATATGAGTATGCCGCTTGCAATCCATATTCATTCAATTCACTTCCGTGAATTGGATTATTGGTAGTATCTGTTTTAAAGATTGGATCGCCAAATGTATCTACTAAATCTCTTTGTGAAGTTAATAAGTACGGATTACCTGCTAGTGCTGTAGTCGTACCCGGTGCTGTTCCTGTGCCTGCACCATTCTTTTTGTTAGCTGCCGTAGCAACAAATATCATTGGTAAAGTACCTGGCTCCGCTGGGGTGTAGAAACTTTCATCTACAACGCTTACCTGTACTCCCGGTGAAACTAATCCTGCCATGTTATTTCTCCTATCGTGGACGTATTCATTCTAATAGTATTTAGCAAAATTATCTTAAAACTATGGTTCAAATGTTATAAAAAAGGGACCATAAAGGTATGGTAAATATAATATGAGACCGTTATGTAAATGTGGACAAAATCCTGCCGCTGTAAATTATAAAAAAGGTAATAGAACTTACTATAGAAAATTATGTGAACGGTGTTTGCGTAATGGACTTAATCATGGTGTTCCTAAATGGAAACAAATAGGTTATGAAAAGAAAAGTAGTTGTGAAAAATGCGGATACAAAAGCAAGTATTCTCAACAATTTAATGTATTCCATATAGATGGTAATTTAACTAATTGCCATTTCAGAAACCTAAAAACAATTTGTGCGAATTGTCAAAGGATATTACACACAGAAGGTATTAAGTGGAAACAAGGAGATCTTTCACCTGACTTTTAAGCATATCAATTGTGGAGTCGTTTGAAACGATATAATCCATTTGAACATTTGCCCACGCCCATTCGGATTTATGGACGTCTTCTGGAATTTGTCCTAAATCTTTATAAAGCCTGAACCATAATGGATCAGGGCCTCTTCTTACTTGGCAAATTCTACCGCCTAAAGACCTAATCATTTTTGCTTCATTTTCAAATCTAACATCTGGTATAACATAGTTTTGTTTTGTATCTTTAAGTAAATACTGTTTTACTAAACTTACCCAAATACCATCATAAAAACCATTACGCATACAATCAGTACCAAATAGTTGAAGGATAAGGCGCGGTGTAATTTCTTCACCAGTTTCTTGTGTCCAAAATTGATCTTTTTGTTCTCGCCATTTTCTTGATTCATCTGTATCTCCTTCTAGCATTTGTCTATCCCAGCCAAATACTGCACTAACACCATCTTTTAATTTATCAGCAAATGAAACTTTTTTATAATTATGTTCGTCTACTAGTATATCAGCTACAGAACCTTTTCCTGATCCAATCAGTCCACAGATACCAATTATCATATGAATTTCCTTAAGTTATACATGCATTATATAGAATTTTTTATGTTTTGTCAAGTAATAAATTTTGCAAATAGTAACATTGCTGTGCCGGTTATTGCGGCACTTGATAATATTGCAATCCAAAAACCTAATGAATATATAGATACAAATATAGGAAAAAATATAAGACTAATTAAAACAAAATATACTGTTTGAAAACTAAATGTTTTAAGTGTTTGAAAATCAACTCCACTGTAATACATAATAATTAATGTAATGAAAGTAACAATAGGAATACCCATAATAAAAGCTCCTATTGTAGGTTGTTTTTGGGCTATTGTGCTAACAACGCCAATTATTAATCCGCCTACTATAGATTTTATAATAATATCTAATAACATTAACCAATTGTGAACCCGTAGCCTACGCCCCCAGGTACTGCTGTAGATACCTCTGCTTCAAGTTTTTCCATTTCCTGTGCCGCTTCATTTTTAAGAGTATCACCGTTAAGTTGTCCTCCACCTTGTGGCCCTGCAATAGTTGCAAATTTACTTCTTGCTTCTCCTAGCATGTATTTACATGTTGCTACTGTATAATCCTTAATCCATTGTATTGCTAGATAATCACTTAGTAATTGTTCGTCTGATCTATAATTATAAACATACAATAAAAGATCTTCTTCTGCCCTTGGTCTTTGTAAAAGTGTCAAAACTTTAGTAGTTGTATTCCATTTGAATTCTATAAAAGATCCAAACATTCTTCCGACTAGTTCTTGGTATTGAGAAAAGTAATCATAAGTTGCTAATCCGCCCATGTTTGAACTGGCCAGCAAATAGGTATTTGTATACGCTAAATTAAATGGCTCGAAAAGCGTACCTCCACCACCACCTCCTGATCTAGATCCAATAGATCTTCTAAATAATCTACGAACCTCTATTACTTCATTTGGTAGAGTATAAGCATTTTGATCGATAACAGTTGGCATAAACATATATGATTCTTCCACGCTGTTATCTGATCTTTGACGAAATCTTGTTAGTGCTTTTTTAAGGGCTGTTTCATAGTGATCTGGATCAAGTTCCACATCAACCATACCACCACCCAACATATTAAACACATAATCGAATATTTCTTGCTTCTTTGTCTTTAATTCTGCCATAAGTGTTTCTCCATAGTATTTATCGTTCGATAAATATGTATATGCCAAGACTATCTTTAT